CGCCGGATACCGTCTGCCATTGGCGCTGGATGGTCGGGTCCACTCCCCATGGCGAGGTATTCCATGGCGAGGTATTCCACGGGCTTCCCGATCCCGGCGAGAATGTCGGCTGGGACGTGGGCGGTCTGTCCTCGAAATCCACATTGATGCCGATCTTGGCGTTGATCCGTGCGCTGGCCGAGATGACAGGACGCGCCATCTTCCAGAACTTCTGCTGCCTTGAGCCCATGTAGCTGAAGGCGGTCTTCATGGTGGCTTGGATTTCGGAGCCGTTATCGCTCCACTGGTTTGGATCATCGGCCTTGCCGACATAGCCGTTGCCGCCGAAGTAGAGCACATCGTTGACCACGCAGTAGGTGGCCGAATTCCAGCCTGAGAACGTACACCATGCATTGTTGATCGTGTTCATCACGAATTGCGTCTGCATGACGTTTTCCGCAACCGGAACATTGATGATCAGCTTGTTCCCGAGCGGATAGATGATGCCTTCCCAGCCGAAACTTGCCTTGTACATCTGTATGGCGTTGTTCACGAGAAAAAGGATTTTGTAGGATATGTCCTCGCCTTGGTTGACGCGCCCGATGGAGATTTCCTTGGTCAGAGAAACAAAACCATCCGAGCAGATGATGATGGTATCAGCCCCATACTTGAACCAGCAGCGCCGCCCGACCGGCTGGCCCACACGATAGACGCCAACGAGATTGAAAAGCCCTGCGGTGGCCGGATCAGTGCCGCGATAGAGCAGAATCTCGCCCTCGCTGGACATGAACAGGATGTAATCATCGAAGGTCGAGCCATCCGTGAGCGACGCCGTCATGATGACATGCAGCTGCCCGCCAGCCTTGAAGAACATGCCGAAGTCTATGGAGGATGCTGCGCCGCCAATTGAAGCCGTGGGCAGATACCATGCCCGCGTCGAGCCTTCCTCAACCCAGAACAGGCGATTTTTCCACACTACCGGACTTCTGAGCTTTGTGGTGGTAACGCCCGTTATGGCCGGTGTCGAAGCGCCATCCACTTTCACCCATGCCGAACCATCGTAATAGAGCGGCTTGTCCACCCCGTTACCGGCATAGAGAAAATGCCCGCCCGGAGTGCCGACATTGGTATATTCCCAGCGTGCATTGGTAAGACCTGTAACGACCGCAGCCCCAACTGCCCCGCCCGCTGTCGCGTCATAGACGGACGTGTTGGAGATGGCAAACAGCTTCTCGGATGACGGGCTTTCATACTCCATAAGGGTTTCGACCCAATGGCCGTATCCGGTGGACCATTGCGAATAGCCGTTCCTGATGTCGCAGTACGAATTGTGCGGGAACCAGTTATTCAGGACGACCGCATCGGTTTCCGGCATGTTGGCGAGTGCATCAACGGCGTTAAGTCCTCCCGTAGGAGCCTGGATGGTATAGGTCGATGATACCTGCTGTTTCGCAGTCGCGCCGCGATCAATACGCCGTGATGCTACGAGACCGCCATAGCTCACTGGCCGAATCCGGTGTCAGGCAAATTCATGTTTGATAACAAGCGGATACCGTGTTGAGACGAATTAAGCGGAAGATTGCGACTGATGCCTGAGGTGGCCATCTGCAGATCGCGCGCCCTGCAATAGCTGTCGTATTCCTCGCCATAGTCGAGGCCCTTTGCACGGAGGAAACGCCATTTGATACCCAACACCTGGGTATCCTCAGGCCAGACATAGAGATCGCTGTCACTGGCCCATTTGCAGATGCCGTTGGCCGGCGTGTTGGGCGTTCCGTCCTGAGCCGTACACCAGCTGTTCGAGATGTAGCGCATGGAAATCAGATCTGTCTGCGTCGCTCCCGGCAACGGCTGGATCATGAATTTCTTGTCCTGCAGCCAATAGCGGATGCGAGGCCCGACCGGTGAAATGCCACGCTCGATGACTTCCTGCTCCTGCTGAGACAAGGGGCCAAGCAATTGCCAGCGGAAATTTGTATCCCATGCTGTGGCGGGCGCGAAGGATGACATGTCGCTCGGAAGGTCATAGGCGATCTTGCCGAAATTGACCGAGACGTTGTTGCCCACCGATGTCACGCTTGGAGCAATGGAAATCGTGATGGTCTGCGCGCCCGCATTGACATTGGTCACGGTCGTTGCGGGGTAGATGTTATTTCCAGCAACGCCATAACCGACAAGAACGCCTGTCGTATCGGAACAATTGGTGAGAACGGTGGAATTGGGCGTCATGGTGCATGTGAACGGACCGACTGGCACCATGTTGAAAGTGTAAACCTTGTTCAGTTCCGGCCATCCTGACCATGGCCCGCGGATCTTCACAAACTCCTGACCCTCGCGGTTGGAAAGGGCCAGAAGCTGGGCCGTCTGCTGGTCGCTGTTGCCGATTACGGTATTGGGAACCGGCAATGTCAGTTCATTGCAGACATCCTGGATGATGGTCAGAAGCGACATTCATGCCACGAGCATGGTGAAGTTCGAGCCGTCGAGACACACCCACAACGCCTTTTGCAGGGTAGTGAGCGAGACAGAACCAGTCGTGGCTGTGCCGCCGTTGATCTTGAAGCCGGCAGGCGGATAGACCTTGATGGTGTTACCGGTGTTATTGAAGATCGTTCCCCAGTCGCCGGCGCCGAAGCTGTCCGTCGTACCGTTTCCAGGCGGAAAAATCATCCCCTGGTTGGAGGACGAAGTTGTCACCTGATAATGGCTCCCGATTGGCATCAGGGTTGCGTCGGTCGAAGCCGAGCCGCTCACGGCCTGAGTCACAACACCGCCGGTAATGGCGGAAGCGGAAAGCGGCGCATTCCCGGCTGCCGCAAGATGGGCTTTATTCGGCATTCTCGTCTCCATTGTCTTTGCGCGGACGACCTGGGCCGCGCTTCGTCTGTTGTGCGGCCAGTTCCGCAATCTGTTGTTTCAGCATGGCGTTATCCTGTTTCAGGACATCGACCTCGCTTTGAAGCGATACCATTTTGCCGCTGTCTCCCGATGCCGCATCCATCCAGGCTTTTGCCTTGGCGCGAACCGTCCTGAAATTGAGCGGCATGTTGTTCGCTGCGGTATCTGGCAGAACCGCGATCTGCTCGACCGTGAAGACCTTGCAGGCTTTCCATTCCAGCACTTCGGCGCGCGACAGTTGCGGCCATTGCTCCAGAGGCATGCCGTCCGAGGTCTGCTGCTGCTGGGACTGGAATGCCGCCCATTGGCGCGGGAATCTCTCAGGATCGGCTGGACCCCATTGGTCCGTGACCATCTTCACGGGCCTGATGAGATCGTTCTTATTCCCGGGCGCGAAGATATGGACGTGGGGAACGTCCCTGTAGGTCTTGCGCGTGACCGGTTTGGGCGAGCCATCCTCATTCACGCCATCGAAGAAAACCTCCACCGGTTCCATCGTGAATTCTGCAATCAGTCCCTTGTCGTTGCCATAGGAGGCAATCGAGACATTGGAGCCTACGGGAATGAGATCACGGATTCCGACCAGACCTTCAGACGACATGGGATGTTCCTTGGTTTGGCTTCCTGGCGAACCAGCAGAAGTTCTCTGCCAGTTCCAGGTGCAGCCCGTTGGCTTCGACGAATTCGTCTACGGCACGTTTCACCATCGGGCCGAACTTTTCGTCATCGTTGGCGTAATCGTGGCCCGATATGAACCCGCCTGATTTGACCTTAGCATAATACGCCGAAATGTCAGCCTTTACTCCTTCGTAGGAGTGCTCGGCGTCGAGGAAGACGAGATCGAGGGATTGGTCTGCGATGAGCTTGGCGGCTTCGGCGCTGTCTGCCCGGATGATTTCGGCTCTGTCTCCGGCAAAGGCGGTGACGCGCCTGGTAAGGGCAAAATAGCCCTCCTGCTGTTCGGCCCCCAGGGTCGCATGGAAATCTCCCGATGCCTTGTATGTTTCACGTGGAACAGTCCAGCTATCGATCATCTTGAGTGTGAGGTCTTCTCGTCGCGCCAGAAGGCGCCGGGATAGGTCACCCGCAAAGACGCCGATCTCGGCGACCTTAGGCGACTGGACGCCCTCAAGGCGTTCCAGGATCGCACTGGCCCGGAAGTCAGCTGCCTCGGGCTTGAAGATGCCGGATTTGAACTGATTGGCGATGTCCGGGATCAGCCCAGATCCATGCACATAAAGCCTGGCGTCATGGTCCAGAAGCTGCGGCGCGAAGACCTCGAAATCCTCTGCCTGCTGGATCATCCATGGCGAGCATTTGTAATGGTTGCCGTTGAATTCGACATCCAGAACAAGCTCCTTGTCGTTCAGGCTTTGCGGGTAGGCGTGATGTTCGCCGTCCCGGTAGCAGGAATCGAAGCCGTAAAGATGGATATGGCGATAACCGAGTGACCAGGCGATGGTCGCGGCCTTCATCCCACAAGTAGTACCGCCGCCCAGATAAGTGCGCTCACGATCCCGCCCAACAATATCAATAATGCCATCAAAAGCAGGATGCCAGTAAACCAGCCTATCGGCTGCGGCTCTGTGAACCTCCTCGGCGCATTGGGAGGCATAGAGGCAGACTGTGTTCTGTCCGATATTCTCCACGAATTGGGCATTTTCCGGCCTCGCATCGAGAATGACGTGGAAATCCGTCTGGATCGAGAAAGCGTTCAGTACCTTCGGAACGCCATTGCAGGCGAAGATATGAGCCCCGGAACGGGCATGAGCCTGGATGGATGGTATCTCATCCTTCAAGCTAGGGCCGCCAGCGCAGATGATGGCGACATGCCTGTGGGGATCGATGGGCTTCAGCCATGTCGTGTTGATGTCGGCTTCCGCCCTTAGGATGTTTTCCTTGATCTGTTCGGCATCGGTATTGCCGATCAGTTCGAGCTGGGAGGCTGTCGCCCCGCCGACTTTCCAGACATGATCCACCCAGCCTCCTGCTTCGTGAGGCCGTGGTTTTCCATGAAAAAAGACAACACTTGACTTCGGCGGGACGCCAAATCGAGCATCGCGTTTATAGGAGACGAACTTTTCAGGGAACTGCTGCTGCAGGATGACAGGATACGCGACCGAACGCTCGATCCACTCCTGGTCTCCGAACTGGAGTGCAGGACAGCCTGACGCCTGGTAGTTTTCCCAGATTTCATCGTATTTCCCGGCCTCCCATAGCATGACCGACGATTGCAGCCCGCGTGGCCTATAGACATCGCGAAGGATAGCGAATGGGCCGTCATAGGCTGCTATTTCGTCCAGCGAACCGGTGATGACAGTATCGAGGTCAAAATAGATAATCCGTTCGCCTTCCGGGAACGAATCAGCACCGAACAGGGAAAGTTTGTTGTACCAACCATCAACGCCTGTGGGCAGTTTCGCGAACTCTATCAGAGGATGGTAGCCATGCGCGCTCATATCGTCCGTGAAGACGACGAAACGCCCCGCCGTGCCGGCCTTCAGATTGCGCGTGATGGAGTCATAAAGCACGTTCGCATATTCGACCCCCCGGCCCTCATAGTTGCGCCAGTTGACCGTGCAGAACGTCGTCATCATACCCTCGAACTGAAAGGGGTGAGCTTTAGCCCACCCCGTCAGTCATCAGATTGCGACCGTCAGATTCGGACGATTCAGGTACATCAGAGCACTTGAGGTCGTCGTTGTGATCGTCGTAAGCGTGGCGGAGCGCATGCCGATGATGCCATAAAAGGCAGAACCGACCACGCGAACGCGGCCAGCCGCAGACTTCGAGAAGTAGACCGGGGCCCCCGGCGCCATCTTCACGGCATCCTTGAGCACGGTGCAACGTCCCTGGACCTGGAACCACGTCGCCTGCGTCAATGTGGACGAAGATGTGACCGCATTGATCGCAACTGCGATGGGAGCGCCGGATGTCGTGGTCGTGCCTGCCGAAGTCGGCAGCGCCGTCACGTCATAACCCGATCCCGAATCGCCCCATGTGTACATGAGCCCTGCCGTGATCGTGGTCGATGTCGGAACGCGCAGGAAGATGAACTCACCCCCACCTCCGACTGTTGCATCCGAACTTTCCGCCGCCACGATCTTGCCGAACAATTGCTCGATGGGAACGCTGGGAAGCGGGTTGAGGGTCGAGGAAACCCACGGATAGCCAAGCCCGGTCGGGCCTGTCGAGGTCGTGGAGTAGACCGCGTTCAGACCGGCGATGCCTGCCAGAGGGGCTACTGATTGATATGCCATGTGCGGTTCTCCTTAAGCGACCAGCACGCCCTGCAACGAACGGTTACTGACCGTCATGTTGCCGGCAAAGCCAATGAGTTTGACCATCGCGTCCTGGTTCACGGCGAATCGCTCGTCACCCAGCGGGGTGAAGAAGCGGTCCACATGAGGCCGGAAGAAGATGTAGTCCGTGTTCAACATGTACATGGTGTTGGTCGGTGCGCCGCCGCCGAAGCCGCCGTCGAGCACAACGTCCGCGTTCATGTACTTGAGGCTTGAGAAGCCGGCAGATGCCATTTCATCGCTTTGAATGCGCTGAATGGCCTGGAGGCTTTCAAGATAGAGACGCCAGTAGTTGTTGTCCGCAACGATCAGGTCAACCCGGTCGGCGCCGCGAACGAGCTGGACATACAGCCGGTTCATGTAGGACTGGATGTTGGCGACCGAAGTGGCCGAACCGCCATTAGTGACGCCTGAGAACGCGATGTTGCGCCAGAAGGTATAGGTCGAGGCATTGATGCCGCCAACCGTGTTGGTCGGGGTCGAGGCCACAAGAGCCTGCAATCCGCCAATCTGGCGCCCGCCATCCGCCGAACCATCCGAATAGATGTCGAGCGCGATGTTGTTGGTGATGGTGCGTTCCGCGTTGCCGATGCGCGATTCGAGCAGATCGATGATCGCTTCCTCGCCGGAGTTCTGCAGCATTTCGAGGCCGGAAATCGTGACCGCGACTGCTGCCTGGGCGTAGTTGTATTCCGCGCCCGTGAACACGTCGGAAGGAGAGATGTCCAGCGCCTCATAGCCAGAATAGCGCTTGAACGTGCCGTTCTCGGCATATTCGAGTTCCTGGACGATGGTGCGCCCGCCCGAGACTGTCTTGACTTTTCCCTTGCGTTTCAAGCGGTTAAGCAAGGCGTTGTTCTTGGTCACGTTGTCGGCCAGCTTGCCCGTTCTGTTGCGAAGCGTGGTCGTTACGATTTCCGTCAAGGTGCTTGACGGGTTAGCGAGTGCCATGTTGGTGGCCCCTTTTGGTTAGGCTCAGATGCGGCCTGTCGCGGCCCTCATCTGCTCCTTGATTTCATCCCGTAGGCTTCGGCTGGGATCGTTGGCATTGGATGGGGGCTTGCCCCCGCCCGGTCCGCCATTGATGGAACCGCTCGCCCGCTTGGCTGCGTCTGCTTTCGCTTTAAGCTCTTGGAGGCGCTTCTGCTCGGCGTTGCCGTTTGTCACGGCTGCGAGGGTGGAGCGGATCGTCGGATCGGACCAGACTGCTTGGTCGTAGGCGTCCTGCATGTCCTTGGCTAGTCCACTGACCAGTAAAGTCCCCATTCGGTCCTTTACCGTCTCGAAGTGTTCATGGCCTGGGCTTGCGGAGAACTCCTCTATGTGACCTTGCAGAAATTCCGTTTCCTGCTGCTGACGCATTTGTTCTTGCTGGATCAGTGCCTGCTCGATGCGCTCCTGCCTCTGTGCGAGGGATTCAAAACGCGGATCGAACGGAACCTGCTGACCAGGTTGAACGCTAGGGATATTGCCACCAGTCAGCGCATTAAACAAGTGCTGGGGAGGAACACCAAACTGGCGACATACGGACGCAATCGCCATACCCTTCTGCTCCGGCGTTCCGGTCCGCATGATCTGGGCTGTTTCGAGATAGAGCCGGTAGGCGTCGAGCGGCTTGCCGCCCTCCCGCTGAATCGTCTCCATGTAGGGGCGCGTCAGTTCAAGCGCCTGCCGTCCGAACTGGCGCTCCTCGTCCTGCCGTGTCAGCGCTCGGTGGGCTTCGGTTTCCCGGCGTGTGATGACTTGCTGCCAGAAGGGATCGAGTTCTGCAAACTTTGCTTTTTCTTCTGCCTTAAGTCCGTCAGGAGCCTTTGTTGCAGTTGCCTGAACTTCTCCAGATCCAGGTTCCTCGGGCTGAACACCTTCGGCTGGCTTTTTGAGTGTGATCGTTTCACGTTTCGGCTTCGGCTCATCCTGTGCCTCCTGCTTGGGAGCAAATCGGCCCTTTTCGTCACGCGCCCTCTGCTCCTCGATTTCGGATAGCCGTGCGGCATCCGAATCATCGCCGCCCTTGTCCTTCAATTCCGTGAGTGCGCTTCTGAGGTCGTCGCGTAGGGTGACTTCACCAGCCGCAGCGTCTGCTGTCTGGATGTCTGACATCATCGTCTCCTGATTTGATCCATCACATGACGGATTTCTGCTTTTGAAAGGCTTGGATATTCGCTGCGCGGAGCCTGCTTTTCAGTGCCGACTTCGACATATTTGTTGCGCTTGAGGAACTCGCGATGCGCGGACCGGCTGCCGATCACAGGAGGCTTGCCCGTTGCCACATCGACGGCCACAGCCCTGTATGGCTCGATGTCCTTGATGATCTGCAGACCGGCCTGATTGGTCCGGTGCGGCCATGGCTCGTCAAGGTCATGCCATCCGTCGCATTCACGGCACCAGCGCTGCATCAGTAGCTCGAATTCATGAGATACTTGGAATTTACATTCGGGGTGCATCTGCCGGCGTTGACCGTGCTGGTGAACATCGACTGCAGATTATTGACGGTGGTGCTGCTGACAGTGCCACCAACCGCAGCAGCTGCCGAAACAGACCCCATGATGAGTTGGAATGTCGCAGCATTGGACGAATAATTGCATTTATCCGTTGGCGGTGAGAGACGTCTTTGCTGAGAAGCGACATTGGTTCCTGAAGCCGTTGGCCGCACGATATGTCCGGCGTCTCCGGCAACAGTCGTGAGATTGAACGTCATGCCACTGGTATTGATGCAGTACATCGGCGTCCACATAGGCATGCCGGGAACCGCAAAGCTGGTCGGATCGCCGTCAAAATAATAGCAATCGCCATCAACCGGCGTGTAGTTGACCCATGGTGCGCCGTCTCCATTGCCTAGCACAGCCGTGAAGGATGGATTGGCAGGACTCGCAGCGTAGGTCAGGTTGATATTCTGTTGGCCTACCCAATGGGTAATGTCCTGAATGTATGGCGTGCCATAATAGCCCCCGCCAGTGAAAGTTCCGAATCCGGTCGTATCGAGTGTTGTGCCGTCCAGATTGTAAAGCTGCAATGTGCTTCCACTGACATTCTTGGCGATATAGATATTGCCGTTGAGTTGTGTCATGCCGCCTATGCCGGTGAAGATGATGCGATCATTCTCATAGACGTTCGCGTTTCCAGTCACGACGCCTGGATTGGCTTTGGTGATGGAGCTAGGAGTATCCGGAGAGCCACCACGACCAAGGCGCATCGTTTGGGAGAAGACGCTATTATGGTAAGCACCTCCCATATTCGTATCGATCCAGTCATAGAGTTTGGTCAGATAGTTCATCGTTGTGAGCGCGTCTGGAATCTCGGCCAAACGATAGGATTCGTTGACAGCAAATAGCCGGTATCCGTCCTGGAAGTATGGCCGCTGAGCTGTACCTGGAGTTTCATGCTTGAACGTGATGACGCCGATGGTATTTGCAAAAGGCTGCAATGTTCCAATCAGATCGCATTGGGCGTTGAGGCATTGGAAGGATGATGTCAGGCAGTCTCCAAAATAGGTCTTCTCGATCATGCCAGCGGCAAGAATACCCTTCGCTTGCGCCATCGACCTGACTGTCCAGGCATCGATACGGGCCGAACTGCCGCTGGTATCACCGAACATCGTGCCGTAGTAAGTATTTGCACCTACTGTGAATGATCGCGTTCCTGATCCAACATTGCCGATAGCATTGGAAATAGCAGTCGCAGTCGGACGCCAATTTAGATTGGCATTGGCGCTTTCGATCAGACGATCACGGAACTGCGGCTCACCGGTAACGAGTAATGGATAGAACGACCATTCCGGATAATGATCAGGGGACAGCTCTGAAAACGTCATCAGGCTTGTTCCGGTCGGCAGCGTATGACCGACAAGATTATCCCCTGGCGTCAGGCTCCAACGCATGGTCGGGAATGGACCGGACATGCCGCTATAGGCAGCGCCATTCTGGTCCGAGCCATTATTGACAGCCGGGATACGGCCATCGGTAGACGTGCGAACGACCATGCAATAGTGAACCGCACAGAGTCCATTGCAGCGCACAGTCAGTTCATCCGTCGCAGTCTGATTGAAGAGGTGATAGCTATATTGCAACGAGATAGGGCCAAGATCGGCGACATCTCCTGTCTGCCCTACTCCCTGTAAAATGCCGTTACCAACTCCGCTGAATGCGTTTGGTCCGCCAGAGCCATTGGGAACATAAATGGACTGGTTTGGCTTGTTGCTGGAGGATGCTGCCGGAACCTTGTATGGCAGAAGAACCTTGGTCGAAATCCAGTAGTTGGTATCCATCTGGAAACGGATCGTCGTATCCGTAGTGGATGCGCCTGTTGCATCGAAGCAATCGTACATCGCCGTTGTGCCGCAGGTATAGAATCCGCTGAACTGCGTCATAGCCGGATAGATTTGCAGCGTGCTGTTTCCGCTGCCGGCTGCGGTGGATGCAATAGCTGTTGTGCCATTGATGCAGGCCGGAGAGGTTGTGCAAATCAGGAAATCTGTCGCCAGAGTGCCCTGCTTGCTGATGTAGTAATTCGTATTTGGCGCCAATGCTCCGGTTGGTAAACTCCCGGCATTGGAAACACGCGCAACAAAGCCGCCGTTACCTGTTCCATAGAGCGGCGTGCCTGACGTGACACGGTATTGGGTGCCTGCGACCCAGTTGAACGTGTAACTGGTGAAGGGAAGACTTCCGGCAATATCGCGAATAAGCGTGGATCCGTTCTTGAATGTGAACGCCGAGAACACGCGCATGCCCTTGGCCGGAGAGTCAACATCCCAATTCGGCATGCAGGGGAAGCCAAGAACGCGGAAACCGCCTAACGTTCCTGTGTTGGTTTGAAGAACCTGGACGTACCATGTCCCACGCATCTGGCCGTGCGGCGTACTCCCGGATTTCCAGGCTCCGTTGATGACATAGACCTTGCCTGCAGGACCATCTGCATAGGTTTCAATGGTGGCATTGTTGGCGCTCGCCAGAGCATCCGAAATGCAATCATTCAGATGACAGGTATAGCTGCCACCTTTATCCGTTCCTGGAGAATCCAGGATAGTGCAATTCATATTGAAATCTGTATTGGCCGTGATGTCGGTGGTCGTGCGAGAAGATGCAGCCGGAGCCGATCCATTACTATAGATGCGGATTGTGACCGAGCCGGTGCCGCTACCGTTATGCGCCACTGCGGCTGGAAGCTGGAGTAACCCAACACCGAACTTGCGCGAATTGACCGTGCCGGTTTCCCATGGCGCTATCTGTCCATAGGAGAATGGGCAAACTGTTTCCGTCACACCGTCGAACATCTTGAAGATCGGATAGGTTCCGGTGGCGATCTGGCCGTTACGGAACGGATGGCCAAACATGATGGTATTGGCGTGTGCGGCTGTATCGGTCGTGGTGCTTGTATTGACTGCCGTAAAGCTGGCAATGAGAGAGGATGAGGCGTGATTCAATACTGTGACATTGACCGTGACTGCAGAGGTCGAAAGACCAGCGGCATCGGTATAGGTCACGGTGCCCTGATTGGCGGCGGTAGTCTGTCCCGGCGTCAGCGTTCCCACTGCTGCAGATTTAAGCGTCAGAGTGCTGGTCGCTCCAGAAGCCACAATGTTGAACGCCGTCAGTCCAGTCGTGATGGCCCATGTACCGGGAGCCGTCCCGCCAACGGGCGTCAGTGTGGCCGCAAGATCGTTGGCCTGGGCATTGTCGTTGATCGTATCGGGCGAGCTGGCGATGTCAGTTGGACCTGCAGGAACCGTGTAAGTTCTCGATCCGACTGCTTCGGTAAAGACCAGATTATTGGCGTCCGTGACCTGAAGATAATAGGTCGGAGTCGTATTGGCGGTGAATGTCGGACTCGCTACAGCCTGCAGATTCGATCCCGAAACCGTCAGATTGGCATTGCCGAGAACCGCAAATGTATAGGGTGCTGTGCCGCCGACTGCGCCAAGCGAGGCAAGAACCGTATTGCCAGCCGTATTTGCCAGAATGGTGAGCGGATAGGGATTCTGGGTGACGCCGGTCGGTGCGGCTGCCGATTGAACCGTCAGCGTGCGCGGTGATGCATCGTCATAAGTGCCACCTGTATCGGTCACATGCAGCGAGTAGGTCTGGTTGACGCCTTGCGTGAAGGACGGACTTGCTACCGTCTTGAGTGTAGCCGGACTGGCTGTGTTATCGACCGTCAGGTTAGAATTACCCGTTACACTGATGACCGTATTGACACCAGTACCGCCCTGCTCTGTCAGCGTGGCAATAACGGTATTGCCCGCTGTGGTTGCAGGAATCGAAATCGGCTGCGGCGAACTGATCACGCCGGTCGGGATATGCGTCGAACTGACGGCAACCGTAAACGGTCCCTGTCCATTCGTTGACGTGTCCGTCGAATTGCTGTGGGCGTCCGTCGATGTGAAGTTCAGCGATTCGGAAACGCCGACTGACAAGATGCCCGTTGAAGAACGCTGTACCTGATTCCCGACGATCTGAAACTTCGTGTTAGAGCAGGTGTAGGTATATGGCGATGCCCCGCCGCTGGTCGCTAGTGTACCAATGACGGTTCCTGCCGCGGCTAGCACTTCCACACCGGTTCCGGTAAATCCGATGAATATCGGGAGACTAGGAGCGGTGCCTTTCAGTCCTGCCCACAATGGCCTTGGCATCAGATCCCCATCATCATTTGCGTTGATGCTTTTGTGGCTGGTGCAACGGATGGAGTATAGGTAATGACAATGATGGATGCGCCTGCCGTGCCGACTGCACCGGCATCTGTAGCCGTATCGGCGCCAGCTCCTGCACCGCCGCCATAACCACCGGCGTTTCCGCCATTGCCTGAAGTCGTAGCCGACCCACCACCGCCGCCACCACCTGACGGACCAGCTGTGGCGCTATCGGACGTTTGCGTCCAGATAACCTGCATGCTGCCGTTGGCGCCATTCTGATGCGTATCTGTCGCACATCCTCCGCCGCCGCCACCACCAACTGTGCCAACCCCGGCATTAGTTGTGGAAGTGGCGCCTGCGCCAGCGCCAGAGCCTGATGTTCCATTACCGCCATTACCGCCGGTTGTTGCTGTGCCGTTGGTTCCAGCACTTGACGTTCCGCCATTGGAACCACCACCGCCGCCAGCACCAGCTGTGCTATTTGGACCGCCAGCCTGCTTACCAATACCGGAAGGGCCTGCTGATCCGCCACCCGACCCGCCGCCGCGCGTGGCTGCAGCGTTGCCGTTTGTGCCAGCCCCGCCTACATTCTTTACATCGCCAACCGCCCTTGTCGTCGCGCCGCCTGCGCCGCCTGTAACATTGGCGCCATTGCCGCCTGCCTGCGCCAAGCAGACGGTTGTAGCGGTATTGTCCTTGACGAGCGTGTCGTTGCCGGATGCGCTGCCGCCACCGGCAGCCCCGACTGCGATTGTTACGCTGTTGCCAGCAGCAAAATTTGTCAGTCCAGTTGTCGCTTTGGAATAAGCGCCGCCGCCACCGCCGGAGCCAGACCGCACATTAGCCGTCGCCGCAGACGCAGCTCCGCCAGCACCGATGATTTCGATGCTGGTCATAGAACTGAAATCGCTTGGAACAGTCCAAGTCGTTCCGCTCAGGAGAAAGACGACAGTATCAGCCATTCGATTATGTGTTCTTGTTATAGAGCGCTGTGATCGTCACGGTCGCCACGCCCGCAGACAAAGTGGCCGTCCAATTGGTGTTCACCGCTGCCGCTGTCAGGCCATCACCGCCTCCGAGCATATAACCGCGTGTGTCGGACGCTACAGCGGCGAGAACCGTGGCAGTCGTTCCTCCAGTTCCATCCTTGATCGTGACATAAGTGGTCGTCGCCGACGAATTCGTGATGACCACGCCATACAAGTCGGTAAATGTCGCCGCAATAGCCGTAACAATCGTTGTCTCTGCCGTCGAGTTCGGCATGGCCGTAACCTGCCGTCCCTTGCTGAGCCGCGTCGAGGTCAGAACCTGCGTTGGGGCATCATAAGTGAGCAACGTTCCGGTCGTTGGATTGCCGAGAAAGTTCACCACGCCGGTCAGGCCTGACGAGACAGCCGTTGGTTGGGCTATCGTGACGCCCGACACACCGCCCGTATTGACGTTGATCGAACCGTCCGAGTTCACCACCATGGCTGTGGGTGAATCGCCAGGGCCTATAATGATGTCGGTCATATTCTATTCTCCTGATGCTTCGCGGGCTTCTGCCTGATCGCCTGCGTCAATTTTTGCGGATATGCGAGCCACTTCGATGGAAGCAGCGGCTTGGATGTGGGCAATCTTGAGCCGGATGTCGCCTTCCATCTGGATCTTGGCGAGGGCGCTGCGTTCTTCCATCTGCAGCCGCGCGGCTTCCAGCTCATTCTCATGCTGGGATGTGATGAGTGCCTGCTGGGCGTCTGACGCGTTCTTGGCCTGATCGGCTTGCACCTTGGCGGCCTGTATCTGCTGGTCGGCCTGGACCTTGACCTGCTCCAGTTGCGCTTCCTGCTGCATCTTCTGCTGGGATAGCTGCGCATCGGATTGCGCCTTGGCTTGCGCCAGTTGCAGTTCGCCCTGAACCTTGGCCATGGCCGGATCGGGCTTGGGTTGTGGGTTCTGCGCGGCCTTCTCCAGCTTCTGGATGAGAGAATTCATCGCGCCCTCCAGCTCTTTCCCGACCGGGAAGGCTCGGACTGCAAACATCACCACCTGGAACAGGAACGGCAGGACTTCGGGCGGGGCGCTTTCGGCCTGCTGAACAAGCTGGCCAATCGTGGTGATGAACTCCAGACGAGAGGCCTTTTCGCTTTCCTCATCCGCCTTGATGGTAGAATCCGTCTCGATGTCGATGCGGAAGGAACGCAGCGCATTGTTGCGGATTAGGCCTTCGACATCCTCCCAGCTGGGGTCATTCAGCATGGTATCGAGCTGGTCGGGCGTGATGCCCTTGGGGAGCGGAGGTGGCGCAACCGGCGAGGACATGGGGGATGGTTGCGCCACTCCGGGAGCAGCCTGGAATGGCTGAGGCTGCGCTCCCATATTCGCCTGCCCCGAAGGACTACCCTGAGGAGGAGTCATTGCAGGCGAATAAATCATCTTCTCGGCGTTGGTGAACAACCGGATGCCGGAAATCGTCTTGATGGTGTCGATCTGGAACTTGTTGCAGATCATGTCCACCAGAATACGGATAACGCCGCGAATGAACCGTTGCACTTCACGCTGGCGGTCGCTGATGCGCGCCGTGGCGAACTGCGACTTGATCATCTGGGCGGATGCGGTTTCCTCCGGCTCGGATGAGCCTCGAATGATGTCCGCAATGCCAGTGATTTCGTAAAGATCGTTCTTGGTCTGGTCACGCGCCTGATACATGGCGGCAACCGCATTGGCGATGCCATCCACAGGCAGCATGGCAAGAATGCCGGCCAAGCCGCCCTTCTCGGTCAAGGATGCCCATTGTTCAACCGGGACTAGCGCGTTCTCCGTGCCTTCACTGAGAATGCGTCCAATCGCAGGAGCCGATGCATCATAGGCACCCACCACCTTGAGCGATTTGATGGTGGAGTGAATTCGCCCTGTTAGCGTGTCCAGTTCAACGGCTTGGTCCTGATATTCAATGTAGTCTGGGGTGGGGATGAGGCTGTCGTTGGCGAGTGTGGCAAATAGAGGCTTTGGACAGGGGAAAAATCCGTCAAGACCAAGCGGATCATCCCGGAGGTCCAGCGCTTCTGGAATGTCACGGTGGAACCATACGGCGCACTCGCGCTCCTTGTCCCAGAGTTCATAGATAGTGGATTTGCCGACCCCGTTGTCGATGACATTGTCGCGGTCATCCTTCTGCTTGTAGTCGAGCGGGGGAAGATTGCCCTGCTTTTCCCCGAAGCGCTTGATCAGTTCCTTGCGGCTGAGATAGACCTTCCTCCAGACGCAATAGACTTCTTCCCATGTGCGGCAGATATTGTGGCCGAAGTCGTCGGCATGGACGTAGTCGGTTAACGCTTCCTCGAAGTCGATGACCTCGGGCGGCTCGTCCTTGTCCTCGTATTGCTCGTCTTCGCCTTCGACCGCGTCGTCGGTGACTTCGAGAGGCGCTTCCTTGAAACTCGGACTGTAACGACACCAGACGGTTCCCCGTCCTCCGAGAAGGTAATCGAGAACACATTGCCGGGCAGTCGCTGCAAAATGATCCGTGTCCACGAAATAGGACACTGATCGTTCGAGAACCTGACTAGTGATTCTGCCCACTGGGTCAGCGTCTTTGAACCGTCTCTGGATGTCTGGCTTGGGATTGCGGGCATAAAGGGCCGGGAGCTGGGTTTGAACCATCGACCATAGCACATTGTAGCGTGCCACGGAATTCTCGGCTGCGCTGCGCTCGTCCTTATACCGGCGCTGGATCTTCTCGACCCGCTTCTGCCAGGTGCGTACTTCGCGGTCATAGAGTTGGATCTCAGCCAGCCATTTGGCGATCTTGCGTAGGTCTTTATCGCCTTCGGCTGTCTGGCGCTCGGTGGCCTGTTCGCCACCCGACATGGCCAGATTGGTGCCGGATTCTCCGATGCCGCTCATTCCGGGGTCCAGCCTTTGGCCCGGAATTGCTCCATCAGGTCGCTAAATGCGCGTGATCTGGTTCTGCCGCTTTTCGGGCCAGAACAGCTCTGAGGCTTTGGCTTCGTGGAGGAAGCGCGGCTTTTCCGGTTTGGGCGGCTCGATGGGGACTTGCCAGACTTGGCCAATGATTTCAAAGGCGTCTGCGCCATGCGAAGACCAGTCATGGCGGGGAACGGAGCGATAGGCTTTCCGGTCGGCGTCGAACTCGAACTGGTAGTGCCGAAGCGCATTAAGCCCCATCTCGCAGCGTGTGGAATCGAACCAAGTCCGTTCCAAGGTCTTTCGGGCTGCTTCGATGCCATTCTGCTGGGTGGTCGCGGGGACCACATGCATTGTCACACCTAGGCCATACGCCTGTTGGACGATGGACCTTCCCCCAGCGGCCAGCAACTTCTGGGCCGCATCATGTGGGACGTAGTGCTTTCCGTAGCGGATGGAGCGCTCGCGGGCTCTAGTATGAAGCACTTCGCAATAATGGGCAATATCCTGTCCGTTGTTCTCGTAATAGTCGATGACGTGAATCTCGCCTTTCAGAATCTGGAACCACCAGATCGCCGTGGAATCATCGAAACCCAGATCCCAAGCCGTATGAACCGGCAAATCCGCCAGCTCCATAAACGCAAAGAGACGACCATCCCTGTCCGCCTCAGCAATCCACTTGCCATAGACCGCGCCCGTAATCGCCGCATCGAAATTGCACTCATATTCGGCCTCATATTCGTTCTCGCTCATGATCGAGCGCTGCATGGTGAGCTCGGATTCGCTTAGGATGCCCGACTGGCTGGCCTTGAGAATATGAAGATACCAATTGGCCGGGTCTTCTCTAGCCATCTTGACCAGTTCGCCCAGGAGATTCTCCCACCCTCTTGGTGTACCTGCACAATCCAGCCAGCCCTGATAGTCGGCCAAGCAGGGGAGGATGACTTGGGACAGGACTGAACGTGGAATGCCTTGCGCTTCATCCGTGACCACCCCGTCGAAATAGTTGCCGCGAAGACTTTCCTGGTTGTCTGAGCCATAGAGTTCAATCGTCGCCTCGGTGCGAGGCATCGTGATGGTCAGTTCTTGTTGGTTGATCTTGCCGCCGGCTTCGATGAGATCGCTGCAGTAGTGCAGGAGATAGGGCCATGCGATTTTTTTGGACTGGTTGCGATAAGGAGCGATATAGGCAAAGCGGCCATGCGGAAAGCGACGTTCCAGCGTGCAGGCTGCTTTTATTAACCTGTTGATTCTAGCGACACTTTTCCCAGCCCTTCTGTGGCACACAGATACCGTAAAGCGCTTATCTGTCGCATGATATGGCAGGAATTGCCGTCTTGGCTTGTATGGAATTGTGACGCTAGGCAGACTTAGCTGCCTTCTGCCGCGCCCTGCGCTCGCGGGCTTTGAGCTTGAGATATTCCTTGCGCTTGGCGACCTGCTCGTTGTGCCGGAGCGTCAATTCTTCAATACGTTTTTCGAACATGGCTGTGCAGATATGCCGCCACTCGGTCTTGCCACAGGTCTTGCACTTCGGAGGGCCCATTAGAACTGTATACGCGTATACAGACTATGACCGCAACATCTTCCCCAGCTTCTTGGGATCAGGCTTACCGGCGTACTTGTACTTCTGCTGTTTCTTGTCTGCCGAATGAAAGTCCTTGCCAACGCTTTGAGGAACACCGCCATAACCGCCCGGAGTATGGGCTGCAATGGCCATGAGCTTGGCTTGGGCTGGTGATGTTGAGGGCATGCTATTTCCCCGTCTTTGCAAGACCGATGCCGACTATGACGGCAATCGTGATAATCGCAATAAGAAATAGCGCTGCAGCCATCATCTTGCACTGATCCTGAGGCCCAATTGGCCTCCACCGCTTTCATAGCCGGATTGGCCACCAAATCCGCTCATGAAATCAGCTCCAGGCGCATAGCCGACACGGCTCTGGGCAACCCCATTCTGTGACCATTGGCCAGGAGAAGATGACTGGCCTGCTGTCGTGAAGTTCAGGCTTGGAAGGCGGTTGAGATTATTGAGGGCCGATGTGAGCATCGACGGATCGAAGTTCAGATTGTAGGTCTGGCCTCCGACTGTATATGGCTGGGTCGATTGCGTTGCGCCCTGCATACCAGATGAAGAAACCTGTGGATTGCCTTGCGTGCCGGCTGAGGCTGGGAGTTGAGGATTGCTGGCGAACTGTGACCCAAGCCAGTTGCCTGCCTGCTGTAGAAGCCCTGGGTTCTCCGGATTGATCATGCCGCCCACACCATTGGGAACCTGCGATGTTAGGCCTTGTGAGCCTCTAATGCCTCCGTAGAGGGCAGAACCAAGTGAGGCTGCCTGGCCGACCATGGGAAGGAATGAAGCAGCGCCAAAGCCGAGATTGATCGCCTGTGAAGGATTGACCCATGCCGATTGGCCTGAACCTGACTTGCCTTGAAGGGCTTGGCCAAGGGCGATGTTGTCCATCAGTTCGTTCTCGGTAGGACAAGCGTTGATTTGGACATGACGATGGCTGGCGTCGCATGTTTTTTCTCAGCAGTGGCGTGAATTTCGCACCAATAGGCATCCCACATGGCTGTGAATATCTTAGCAACCATCGTGGCGTCGCCAACGGGATTGCCAGTGACTTCCTCAATTTCCTCAATGCGCTCAAGCACGGTATTTGCTGCCATGAGCATTGCTGTCGTGATGGCGACTTTGGGAGGTCGATAGCGCTTGTTCATCAGGATTCGCCAATCTCTTTCATGCGCGCGGCAAACGCTTTACCACAAGGCGCGGTCGGATCGCCGCATGGCCAACCGAACTTATCGCAAAACTCTGGATTCTCGCATCCAAAGTTCAAACAGCAGCACTCGGATGGGCGCTTCTGTTTGTCGCTTTGGCGTTTAATTATTTCAGCGTAATCGGCCATCAGGATTCCCACTTGACGACAAGCGGACCTGACTCGGGATCGTTGCCTAATGTGACTGCGCTCAGATCAGGCTGAATCTTCTTCAGGACAATCTCTAAGGCTTTGACTTGGCTAGGTTTCATGTCAACTTCGCCAAACCCATGTTTTTGCAAGCGATTCATGAGCTGAGTAGCCCTGGCTGCATCGCGAGTTTTTTGGATGTGCATCGCGTTGCGTTTGGTCGCTGCCATGATATGCAGAATTGCTTATGCAGTCGGTGCTGGCGCCGGCGTGGCTGCAACTGCTGCTGCTGTGTTGGCGTCGATCTGAGTGATCGCTGCCTGGACCGCCGTGTCCGGGGTGCTGGGAACAGGCGTCCCAACGGCTGCGACAAGATTGTTGACTGCTGTCGTGTTGTTATCCACAGAAGTTTTGAGCTGAGTTTCGAGGGACATGATGCGTATCTCCAGGAGGGCAACTAGTTCAATGAGTTTGACAAGCTGTTTGTCGCTCATGATGCAAGTTACGCCTGATTTGGAACAATGGAAAGATGGATTGCGCGTCTCATGGGCCAATTTCCGCGTGACCGTATTTTGACAGGCTCGCGCAGGAACCAGATCACCTCTCTGTATTGTTCGGGAGTGAGACCATCGGAAAGGGTGTCGAGAGTAGCTCTAGCTTCTGTCGGTATTGGCATTGGCGACCTCCACGATCAGATCAGGAATGCGATGGCGGAATTTGTTGATGATGTAGTCAGCGCGAGCTTGGGAAGGGGCTATGACGGTGGTTTCTGTGAACTGGCAGCCGCTGAAATAGGCCGAGAAATTCCCTGAAGTGATTCGCCGTACAATTTCCTGAGCGCATCCTGTGATAATTGGCTTTGCGCATACCAAAGCTCTTGGTTCTGCTGCGCCTGAGCCATTGCCTTCATCATCGGCCCATCGTCCCTGTCTGAGCCATGTTCCCGGATGCGGTATGAACGTCCGATCCGTACCCCGATCAGCAAGAAGCTGATTGAAACGAGTAAGACCTGCCAAAAGCTCAGCATGGGTGGCGCCTTTCGAGAGAGCCTGTTGATAGGCTTTTTGAGCGTCGAGTTTTCCGCATTTTCGCTTGTAGAGAGAATACCAGGTTTCAAAACCGGTTTGCTTGGGAAGGGGCAACTCACTCAGTAAGTCCTTCATTCCAAGCATCTTTTCTTCCCCTGCTTTCCCTAAAAAAGACGTAAAAACACCCTCAAGGATCGAATAAAAATTGGCGCTAGGGGCCTGTGGATAAGGCTAGGCGGTCATACTGTACCTATTATCCCCGTTCGTTTGGCGGTGTCCGGCCAAGCCGCGCCAGCGACAAGGCCAGAGTGAGGTGCAACCTCTCTTTGGTGAAAATGTCGGGCCACCCGAAATCCGACAGCGGACGAAACCGCAGCCTCGACGGGGGGCAATTGAGGCCCTATGGGCCGACGGGTGGGGGTCTTGAGTTTCGGAACCGCTAGGCTTAGATTTTGCCTTGGTACCAATCCCCGATGCCCTACACATCGGTGCCAACGGCTCGCTCGCAAAAGCGGGCCGTTTGCGTATTCGGAGCATAATCATTCTGCGGCCTGACGCGCAAGCCATTCCTTCGAACAACTTGTGATCAACTCCCGGCGCCGGCGGATATTGTCGTCGCGCTCAAGCATGCACGAAAGCTGCCATACAGAGCGATAGGAGCGGCCCGTAAGCTCGGCTATGTCCCGATAGGCCTGATGGCGCTCTGCCTTCTCCAGGCTCATCGCAGCGCGAATCCATAGGATATGGTGGGCCGACCAGCCAATTCGAACAGGATTGCCGAATCGGTCAACGACCATCGGCTTGCTCATATTCGCGCCATAGCGGCGCATTCAGTTCCCGGATAGTCGCTATGAAAGCATCGACATCATCGGAATGACGGGGGCCGTCTATTCTTGGCAATTTGGCCAATTCGCGCTCGATGTTCTCATTAATTTGCATGAGAATTTGCATTTTGGTCACTGGCTCACCTTCTCATATTCCGCCGTCTTGCGGGCATGGCTGGAGATCGCCGTCATCGGCACCCATCGACCTGTTGCTTTGAGAAGGCCACGCCTGACGGCAACGTTGATCAGTGCGCCATAGGCGTGGGCGTCATGGGGATAGACACCCCCAGCGTTCAGTTGGCGTCGCACGTCCTCACCGGTGTAGAAGCCGGGAGCCAGTCTGCCGATCATCATCAGCCCAAGCGGGATGAAGTCAGCGGCATTGTAGCCAACTAGAGCAAGACCTGCATCGCGAGCTTCGCGGGACAGGGCGGCGTCAAATAAGTCCATTGGGCTTCCTCCGCTGATAAGTCCGTTTACCGTCATCGAACCGCGTTACGATGATGCCTGCGCTTGTTTTATGGGTCTTGAATCGCAGGACGCCCTTGGGCTTCGTCAGTTTATGGCGGCAGACCACAGATTTGACCGAGCCCGCAGCATAGCCAGAGAGCAATAAAATATCGCCTTCCTTCATAGCCCGTATCTTGGGGCCAAGTTCAGAGCGGATACGATAGGTGTAGGGGCGATCCATAAAATAATTTGTACGCCCTCAAAATAATTTCGTCAACCCCCTTGATTTCGTCAACCGGAGGGGTATATTCGTTTCAACAACGGAGGACGCCAATGATCCGCAGAACCAGCCAGAAGTGGGAAGCAGGCCAGACGGTAAAAGTAGGCTTTATGTCTCTTGAGGTTGTCTTGGCAGTTCCCACGCCAAAGAACTGGCTTCCCGACCAATACGTCCTCAAGAATGCAACTGGTACCTTCTATCGTTTCATTCCGCACAATGGTCTGACACGTTGCGCCAACTTCGCGGAAGCCTGCGAGGCAGCGTGAGCAAATCGGAGACATGGTTCGTGAAATGCGACGAGTGCAACGGACTTGGCGAAGTTTATGACAACACTCCTTGTCGCAAGTGTGGCGGGGATGGCAAAGCCGAAGAGGAAGTCTATCCGGTCGAACTGGAGGACATAGAGCGCGACTGGATTTGGCCAATGGATGGTATGACATGCGCGCCTGGATCATAGACACCATAGCTCTGCTGTCGATCTTCGGACTCTGCTTAATGGGGTATTTCGCACTATGACAAAACTCGAATGGGAGGACCGCATGGCTGACCGGCAAGAAGCCATTGCCAACGAAATCAAGGCGCAGGAGCGCACGGTATCGCCATATCTACGCAAGCCGCTTCGGAGTGAGACGCAGGCCCGCACAGATTTATGGTCTGCCGTTCAAAGCTGGACCTCACATCTAAACAAGCCAAGCGATGTCTATCCTTGCGGCCACGAGATCACTCCTGGCCAACCTGTCTGCCCGGATTGCCGCGCCGATGAAGAGGCGAAAGCCGATCATGAGCGCGAGCTGGAACGCAATTATCGCGGGCCATGCGTCGGCAAGGAGGGGCGGTGAAAACTGGCCCCAAGCCAAGGCCGGTCTTGGAGCGCATGGAAAAGTTCATCGTGCGTGATCCGAATAGCGGGTGCTGGCTATGGAGTGGCGCGCTTTCAGTCGGCGGATACGCTATGATCGGAAATCCACAGAGGCGCGGCGGTTATGTATACGGCCATAGAGCCGCGTTCGAGCACGCCTATGGGCCAATCCCAGACGGCTTGGAAATAGATCACAAATGCAGAATTCGTATGTGCGTAAACCCAGCGCACATGGAAGCAGTTTCACATTCGGAAAACATGAAACGTGGCTGGCATTTTCGGAGGATACAAAGTGGAAAAATCTGAGCAAATAAATGAATTAGCGGCCGCACTTTCAAAAGCGCAGGCTAAAATAGAAAGCGCGACAAAATCAGCGAAAAATCCTTTCTACCGCAGTTCTTATGCTGATTTGCCGGCTTGCTGGGATGCCTGCCGAGGGCCTCTAACGTCCAACGGATTGTCGGTTGTTCAGCTTATGGACACATCGGAAAACGGCATTGTTCTAGAGAGCGTCCTGCTTCATTCCAGCGGCCAATGGATTTCCTGCCATTACCCCGTCAAACCGGTTAAGGACGACCCACAGGGGCTTGGCAGCGCTCTGACCTATTCTCGTCGATACTCGCTCATGGCCTTGGTTGGGCTTGTGGCGGACAATGAGGACGATGATGGAAACGCTGCCTCCGGCCACAAGGAACCGGTATCCGTCGAATCATCCATGGATGCTGGTCTAAGCCGCAGGGAGCACTTCAAGGCCGAAGGCATGGAAGCGGCGGAAGGCGGTTCCTACGTTCTGGCGACATGGTGGAAAAAGCTGCAGCCGTCCGAGCAGCGGACACTTGAAAAGTTCAAGAACGAGACGCTAAAGCCGATTGCCGAGGCGGTTGACAACGAGGCTGCAAATAAAATCGGAGCCCAGCAGGTATGAGCGCCGTCCTTGCCACATTCGTTGATGCCCGCCCGGTCAAGACCAGATCGGTTCTCCAACTCGTCCTCGAAGTGCCCATTGAGGAAGCCGATGCGGCCATGAAGGCGCTGGGCGGGTTTCCGCTTCCAAGCGAATCACGGTGGGTTGGGATTGCGCTGGCACCAAAGGATCGGCCAAAAGACCAACCAGATGAAACCGAGAAGAAGCGCCGCCAGTTCGACAGCCTGCAGCCAAGTGCTCAGGCTGCGATCTTATGCAATGATCCAGCTTTCTTGGAGTTCCTTTTTGGCGATGCCGGAATAACTTACACGCCTGCCGGCGCAGCGCAGGAAGTTCGCAAGCGGTGCCAAGTGGAGTCGCGTTCCGAATTTAATACTGACCCTAGGGCCGCAAATCGCTGGGAAGTCCTGAAACGCCAATTCAAGCAATTCCAGACGGACGCCAGATATGCGGAAAGCCGCACCCACTAGACATGATACCGCTCCCTGCGAAAGATTATTTCGAGTCTAATGTCTATCGGTTACCTGGGGCAGATGCCTGCTGGGAGTGGACAGGCTTTTGCAAACATCGATACGGATTTTGTTCTAGGCACCAAGTCAGAATGTATGCACATAGATTTGCTTACGAATTATTCATCGGCAGAATACCTCCAAACACCGATGTGCTGCATAAATGCGATAATCCGCCCTGCGTAAATCCAAGCCATTTATTTCTTGGCGACCATCAGGCAAATATGACGGATGCGACGCAGAAAGGACGCTTCGCAAAACGCTTTACGAAAAAGCAGGTTCAGCAGATCCGACTACGGGTAGAGGACGGAGAATTACAGAAGGATTTAGCCAAGGAATATAAGGTTTGCCGAGCCGCTATATGGAAAATAGTCCATCGCAAGACATGGAACTATGCCTAGAAGGCGGTTCTCCGAATGGGAAGTCATTTTAACGCTTTTGCACTGCGGGCAACGTATACCATGTTACCGATGTGCAGTTCCTTTTACCCCTGAAGACCGCGCTGAACGCGAGCATATTACAGAAATAGCGTTAGGTGGTGCTGATGATCCTCAGAACTGCGCTTATAGCCATAAGGCTTGCCATGCCATCATAACCAACGGCACCAAGGCCACCACAGCTGGAAGTTCAAAACACCGAATTGCTAAGGTGAAGCGGCTGGCCAGCGGGAAAACGAGACGGGCTTATTGCTGGCCGAAGCGGAGGATGCAGTCACGGCCCTGGCCGAAGTAGTGGCCTCTATTTCGACTCTTGGGAAACTGTGACGCGACCAAACATTGCATCGAGCACGCACTTGGCATCCGCTCGGTATTTCATCCAGTACGGGTCTCCATATTTCCGCTTCCGGCGACCGTCATAGTCAGCTTCGCACTCGAAAACCATTTGCAGGTCATCAGGCGAGTGATGATCGACGTGCATCTTACAAAGCGCCCGTGCGCCAAGTTCAATCAGGTAATCCTCAAATGGCTTTCCGGTCTGGATTGTCACGGCGGCCTCTATTAGATAAGTTGGGAAAGCGAGTCAGACGCGGCTTCCATATTTATGACTGCCTCGTCGCAGTTCTCACAAATCTGCTCCAATTCGGAGGTCAGTTCGCGCAGGTCGTCGCGCTTCTTGCCGATCTCCGCCTTGAGCTTTTCGATCCGCGCAATCATGCGCTTGGTCGGCGCGACGAGCGTCTTGGTCATTGCGGGCCTCAATCTTTCGTTTCAGAAACCATACTCGTTCGGCGCGCGTGCAACGTCACCCGGTTCAAGACGGCTGACCTGCATCACCTTACCTTCGCGCATGACGCGGAACATCGCTGGCGTCTTGTAGACGTAGTCAACGCGGACTTCGTCAACCTCATCCAGCTCTAAGCCAAAGTCTTCATCCTCTAGCATTGCCTCAGCCTGAGCCTTGGCGTCTTCCTTGCTCTCGGCCTTGATGGTCAGTCTGATTTCGCCCTTCACACGAAAGCGTATGCCGTATTCCCCAGGCTTCTCGTCCTTCGTAAAGTCATCCGGGTTGGGTTGCTCTGCCATTTCCGGCCTCTAGTGGATGAAGTGGGAAGCGAACTGCTCGTCAACGCGGGGAGTTCCGTAGTTTCGACGCCACCAGCGGAAAGCGCGCGCGAAAGCGAACGTTTGCCCGAACTGAAATTTTCCTTCAGTCGTCCTGCAGGAACAGTCCGCGCGCCAAAGGTGGTACGAACCCAATGACACCCAAAACTCGTGTTTGCTTGGCTTATGGATGATCGTAAAGCGCCGCGTGTTGCCCCACACCCATTCCTCCGGATGATTGCGAAGTGACCATGTGACCGGGCGGGCGTCGAGCCTGTCCGGTCTATACCAAGAGCGCGGCTTAAACTCGGGTAGTGCTGGCGCTTCCGCCTTCGGGGCGGGCATTGGGGCAAGGAATGCGAATAGGGTCATATTGGGCCTCAATCAGTGTTCGCGGGCGACCTTCGCCGCTTGTGTGAATAGCTTGGAGACGGACGGATAGGTCGGACGCAGCAAGTTCGCCGCCTCCTCAAGCTCCAGCCCGCATTGGTCCAGCTTCGCCTTCAGCCTATCAATTGCTGCATGGCAGTGACCGTGATCGAATTTGTATTCGTCTTCCATTCCGATTGTATAGCACGCTTGACCGATTCGGTCAATTGGTCGTATAAGACTATCACATGATTCATGTGAGGCTTTTGAGTGGCTAGGCGGAATTGGGAGCGGCAGATGACGGCACCGGAGCGGGTGCTGCTCGAAAAGCTGGATAAGGAAATTGCGCGGCTGCGGCTAAAGCTGTCCCTCGTGACGCTGCGCCGCAACAAGCTACAGAACCGCGCCACCGCTAGGGCCAAGCCATGAGCGTCTATTTCATCCAGTACGGGAACTCGCCCCAAATCAAGATCGGGCACGCCTCGGAACCATTGGAGCGTATTCGCAACTTCCAGTGCGGGTGTCCTGAGAAGATCACCATTCTTGCCCTCATTGACGGCGGCAGGGAAACCGAGCGCGCAATCCATCAACGCTTCGCCCATTTAAAGGTCAGGGCACGGGGCGAGTGGTTCGTGCTGGACGACGAGCTACGGGCGTTTATCGCCAGCCCTGAGGCTGTGGAGGCCACGCAGCGCCCACGGCAGACCAAGAGCATCGGGGCCGCCCAGCACCTCAAGGCCGCTTGGCTGTCCCGCCGCTACTCGTCCGACGACGAAATGTGCTGGATGTTCGGCATGGACCGGGAACTTCTCCAAGCCGAGTTCGGTCCGTCAGGAAGGCCAGAATATGATTCAGACTAAAGAGGTCGCGGAAGCCCTCAAGATCAGCACGCAAACCCTGTTCCTGTATCTGCGCGACAAGAGACTTAAGTAGAGGAGCCGATGATGGCTAGGAAATTTGAGAGCTGGTGGTGCGAGCGATGCAAGGTCGAAGTGTACGACCGGCGCTGCAAGCATTGCGGCAAGCTGAAATGGGAAAAGAAATAAGAGGAGCCGGGACGTGGACAAACGAGAGCGCTTTGATTTGCGGCTACAAGGCTTCGCAGTCGGCATAATTCTCGGCGGCGGCGCGTTCCTATGGGCTGGTTGGCAAGACACAGACCGCGCATGGAGAGAGGCGCGAGCAGTAACCGTGACACAGGTTGGACCGCAATGTAGCGACGGTGATACTTGGTGGCCCGCGAGAAAACGTGGCCCCCAAGTTGTCTGTTTCCTTGCTGATAAACCCAAATAACGGAGCATTAAGCGCCGACATGAAGCGAAACTAGTTTCGGGAATTGTTTATATCTATCGCATTCGGTAGCCGGATGTAACCGAACGGCCATAGACGGCGCAATCAATTAGGAGAATTTGTGGAACAGCTTGCACTCATAGATGGCCTGCCGCGTGAGTTGACGCATCAATCGCAGCTTGCTCCGCGCGAGAACAAATTCCACATCGGCAACGGCGACGACGGCAAGCACTACTGGCTGACGCCGCCTGCGCTCTATGCCGAACTGGACGCCGAGTTCCACTTCGACTTCGATCCTTGCCCCTACCCATTGCCCGAAGGCTTCGACGGCCTGACGTGCGAGTGGGGATCCTCGAACTACGTCAACCCGCCCTTCGGCTCGATCATTCATCAGGGCAAGAAGAAGGGACCGACCGCTTGGGTGCGCAAGGCGATCATCGAGTTCAAAAAGGGCAAGACCGTGGTGCTAGTCTACCCGGTGGACAAGTGGGTGCTGATGCTCCTCGAAGCCATTGGTACTGAGGTGCGCAACCTTCGCGACGTGCGCTGGTTGGCGACTGAGGATGGATCCGAGGGCAAAGGCACCGGACGGCACATTGCCTGCTTTATCCTCAAACCAGAATCGTAAGATAGGGAGCGCCGTGCATGGACGATGACAAGGTGGACGTGACGCTCAAGGCTCTCGACATGGCCGAGCGAGCTTTCCGGCAACGTGACACAATCAAGGATTTCGCTTGGCGTGCCGCTGCGCTGCTCCGCTTCTTGCGTGAGCATGACGGGGAGTGCTTGGGCGATCATCCTGATTGGCTGGCGCGGATCGACGCGCTGCTCAACGAGAATCTGGGATAAAGGAGCCGAGGATGCAGCGCGTCATATGGCTTTGGATAGGCGCTACAAGCATAGCGCTACTTTTGTGGCGCGCAGGTTTTTTGCATCTATGAAAGGAGCCGAGCCAATGGCGAAGTGGCATGTGATCTACAATTTCACGGTTGAGCGGACCTACGAGGTTGAAGCTCCCGACGAGGCGTCGGCGATCAAGACCGCTCGCGACGAAGGTCGCATCGTGAACGAGAGTGAGGACACGAGCGACTTGGAACATGTCGAGAAAGTCGGATAAAGGAGGGAGCCGAGCCATGACCGAGCCAACAGCGGAGCAGATGCAATGCGGACACGTTCTTTACGGGCCGCCTGCACTCTGCACATGCGGGACGTGCGAAGGCGCACCACCAGCCGACTATGACGAGATGGCCATGCGCGCGATCCTGGCCGAGGAAGTCAAAGAGCGCGGCGGTCCGCAGGACTACATCGCAATGCTCGGCAACCGCTGGATGGAAATCGACAGCGAACTTCCGCCGGAGCTATCAGCGGCCTTGGCCGCGATGCTTCGGGCTTGGAAGGCCGGACGCGAACTAGAAGCTAAGACGTAGGAGCCGAGAACATGATTGACTGGAAGCCGCGAGACATCGTTGACCGCGCGCAGGAGCTTTACTTCCGCAAGATGCGTGGACCGAATGCAAGGCTACCGAACGGCCTTGCCGCTGACATAATCTGGGACGGCCTATTGCCTGACATCCGCAATAAGTATTACGCGCAAGCCAGACGCGAACTTGGAATAGACCATGCCTGAACTAAAATTCTGCTCACATGACGCTCGCTGCAAAGGACCGCGCCTAATCGACAACCACGCCACGCTCTGTCCAGACAGCAAGACGGAAGATTGCGACAATGACCATTGCTGGGTGCCATGTGAGTTCTGCATTGGAGACATAGACATAAACTAGAATTGGAAAGACGGGAGCCGGGACATTTCCTAGGATAATGACGCACATGACCCAAGGAATCATACCAAGAGATGCTAAGGACTACGCAATCGAGTTCGGGGAATATCTTGCGACCGCTGCCGAGAGCTATATGAGCGCCGCTGACGTTCGTATCTCCACAAAAATCGGCGTTGGCGAGCAAGAGGCATTGGCGGAACGATTTGTTGCGCTTCGCTCTGCAATCTACGAGTTCCGCAAGCGTGCCGAGAGAGCAAAGTAGAGGAGCCGAGACGTGGACGAGAGTATCTGCCAAGAATGCGGCAAGTCGATCACGAAAGGAATGTTCTGCTGGAACTACGGCGACTTCATGGGAAAGATGCTGTGCGACAACTGCGTGGACATTTGGACCGACTGGTTGGAACAAGAAGAACCGGAAATGAAAGATTAGGAGCCAGCCATGGAACGCGACCAAATGTGTCCAGACTGTCGCAAGCCTAACAAGCTGACAAAGCAAGAGCGGTACGATCATAAGCATTGCGATGAATGCACCAAGGAATGCCGGAAGATGATGGAAACACTATCGGCGCACGTTCTCGTAACGGTCAACTGAGGAGCCAAGATGTCGCGCACGTTTGAAATCCCATTTCTCGTGAGTGGCAACCGGCAGTATCTCACCGGCCAACAGATGGCGGAGGAACCGGCGATCAGAGAATTTGTGGAAAGGTTCCCAGCGTGCTTTGAGTTTGACTGCACGCGGGACATCGTTTGGTTTTATCCAGACGGCGACGCGCCAGAGACTAAGACATAGGAGCCGAAGTGGGAACGCATTGCGGACGGATAGGAATGTGGCGCGGCGGCTGTCGGTTTGAGCCTCGATACGATCTTGGTGCTCCCACCATTCTGCGGACGGCAGCGCCACTGGTTGACAGTGTGTGCGACCAGATTGAAGCATCGAAGCCGCGCACTTACGTCCGCGATGTATGTGTATCGTGCGGCAAGACCGTTGAACGAGAAACGAAGAAGTAGGAGCCGAGGCAGTTCCTCGGACATTGACCGCCATGACCCAAGGAATTGTATCAAGCCCTGACAGCTCAAAAGGCGTTGAAATATGGCTGGCGCAGATCGCAGCGCGCAGGGCTGATGATGCCGCTCGGGCGAGACGTTGGTTCGATAGTCTGCCGATGGTGCGCCGTTAATGGACAAGACAGAACAGCGATGCCGGGAAATCCTCGCCCAGGAGGTTGAAGCTTCCAGGATGCAGGCTGAGACTGCCAAGCATCTTCGCTCAGGCGGCAAACTGTTGGGGTGGCCTGCACTGGCGCTCAGGGCAATGATACGCATTGCAGATGCGCCTGAAACACCGAAGTAGGAGCGAACATTGAAACGCGACAAGAGGGGTAACTGTGCGCGGTGTAGCGGCAAAGGAACCACTGAGTGGATTTCTTTTGAGAGGCTGTCCAGCGAGGGGCAGAAATATTTTGACGAAACAAAATGCCCAGACTGCGGTGGTAACGGCGGTCACCCGATGACGCCAAAACGCCAACAGCAAATCGAGTATGCGGCTAAATGGATAGACGAATTTATGCGAAAGCAGGGTTGGTATGATCCACGAGAAAGCTGAATAAGGAAGAACACACGATGACCCGTCTAGACAAACTTACCTGCACAGCAGGCTTTCTGGCCCTCGCATTGATCTGTGATCTTGGTGCTATGGGATGGCAGAGTGAAAGGCCTGCGTTCGCAGCCCATCTCCTGCTTCTTGCCGTGGTGTTTGCGGCTTTGGGGCTGTGGTTCTTCTGGACACTCAGCAGAACTTACCGAGCCTGAAATCGCCTATTCCTCCAAGTCCGCCCCCGGTCAGGAAGCTGATCAGAACCACGCAGACGATGATCGCAAAGACCACGCGGATCACCCATGAGAAAGGCTCAGGAACGGGAAACCTGCGTAATCGCCCACCAGATGATGGCGAAGATCAGGCCAACTACCAGCAACGAAATCAATATGCCCATGACAATTCCCCTTCACTGTTGAACGCTTGCGCCGATGATTAGTTCCTCGCAGCCCATGACATTCGGCTCATGGCCGAGCTGATCGCGGTATTGCTGCTTCAGGGATTCAAGGTTTCTGGCCCACGCATCCAAGGCACTCTGATTCTTGGCTGCTATGGAAAGACAGACCTGCTTCTTGGCATTCTGGATGCGAACGTCCAGTTCGCTGCGCTGAACATCCATGAGGATATGCTGGCCGTTTCTGACTTCCTCCGCATAGGCGAATGGAGGCGTCAGCCCCATGAATGCGAGCCAACCGCAGATCCAGGCAATATGGAATATCAAGGCTGCACCTCCAATAAAAACGCATATGGAGATCGTTAAGTCATAACGAAATCGTGCCCATTTGTCTCCATCGACTGGCGGAATAAGTCTTTTTGCAATCTCCCAGCCCCCGCTGGCAACTTCGTTGAGCCCCATTTTACATAGAGCCTATTTTGACTTGTCAGGCTGCGGCTTTGGCCATGCCTGAACTGTCGCGTGATGACGGGCAGCGCAATCGCCATAGACGCGCAGGACATTCACTGTCCATACGAGCCAGGAATCATAGTCTGCATCCGGCGTCGATAGCTTTGGGCAATCCTCGGCAAGCCTAGTATCCAGCGCGGGTATTTGCGGCGGCGATGGCTGCGGCGAGGTTGTGCATCCTAGCAGCGCCAGGCTTACAATTGGCAGGCAGAGGCGTCTTAACTTGAACATCTTTCAAGTCCTTCGTGATGGTGTCGATCTGCGTTCCGAAGTTGGTCTGGTTCTTGAGAAAGTCCTGAGCTGCGGTATTGATCTGTCTGGAGATGTCCTGAAACTGTTTCAACTCGGCATTCGCTCTGGCCTTATCCTCAAGCGCCTGTTCCGCCTTCATGCCGTTGATCTGGCTATTCTTGTAGACCGAGACGGCGTAGCCGCCTGTTGCTGTGCCGGCGATAAATAACGCTAGACCTCCGATGGCATATGCCCAGATTCCGGTGAACATCATTGACCTCCCGGTGGATTGGTTGGATTGACGGTTTCCGACACCGATCCACGCGCGAACGAAATGCCAAGATTGGCTGTGATCAGCCCGATGAAATACACAATGTCATCGCGCATGGCCGTGATCCTGTCGCCCAATGCCTTGGCCCAGTTTTCAGGGATGAGTGCGATAAAGCACAGGGCGAGGATAACGACCAGAACGCCAATGATGAGCCACATCGCCAGCTTCTCGAAGGTCAATCGAGCGCGGCGGCTGGCTGCGACATGGGCTGTTTCGTCGGCCATTGGCTAGACGTGGGCGAACACGCCGACGAGATTGGCCACAACCGCAACAGCGATATAGGTCCAGTGAAGCATTCCCCACGTCTCAAGGCTCTTGAGCTGTGTCTGCCACCATGATGGCGTGGTTGATGTCGGTGTCGTCATTTACATCTCCTGTTGTGAGAGAAAGAG